GCCTGCGCAGATTAAACCACAGGCGCTTATACCAAGGTGCAACGGGATGCGGTGCGGAAATGGGACAATGAGTGGAACGGTTATCGCGTTGGTTTTAAGCGTGAGGATTTGCTTCAATTCATCATCGACAAGCCCGACCCGCTGGTAGATGTGGCGGCAAGACTAGGATGGGATAGTGATTACGTTCCTGTTGTCCGCGCCACACTGGACTTTTTTGACCTTGAGATACGGGAGAAGGGGCAATGATAGACGATGAAGGTTTATGGAGCGATGAAATAAACGCTTTTGTTGACGCGGCCTTTGACAGCGGCATTGTTAGCCGCAACCCGTCAGACGCGGAACAGCACACAGCATACCGCTATGCAATCAAGCTGGCGATAGATGAAAGCCGCAAGCATGGTTACGATCATGGCTATTACGATGGCTGCACAGCAGCACTGGAGCAAAGCAAATGACCAACCCAATCCAAACTAAGCGCATTGAGATGGCTGATAAACGCAAGGGCAAGGGCATCTTCTATTTTTCAGGAAGCAAGGCTGGCCGCATTTCATGGGCTGATTGGTTTTATATACGGGAGAAGGGGCAATGAAAAACGATTTATATTTCCACGGTTTGATGGTGTTTTGGACTGTCTTCACCATTTTCATGACTTACCTATGGGTAGTCACATGACCCTGCGCCAATTCCTGCAAGATAATTTCGGCTGGGATATTTACGACTGGGCCGACGATGAGATTAGATTTTAAGGAGCAAGCAAATGACAGACCACCCAAAGATATTCGAGCGCGATTTTGAGCGTGAAGGCTGGACCCCACTGCACATTGGTCGCATTTACTTGGGAGGTGAGGCTGGTCGCCTTTACCTGTCCCCAGAGGACGGTAAGATACACATGGTTATCGGGGAAAAGGCCAAGGATTTTATCCATTTCCATGAGACACCTGTCATGATGTTTGGGAATTAAAGGAGCAAAGCAAATGATTACCACAAATGAACCACGCTGGACGGTAACGCTAACCTATTACCATGGGGATGGGCCACGCAGCACTACGATCAACGTCGAGGAACTTTTCGAACTTCAAGACATCGTGGAGTGCGGACCTAGCTTCTACTCCATCGAGAGCATTGAGATCAAACCAAGTGACCGTTGCCCTAAGGTAACCGTGGAAGAGGCAGCGAACCTATGAACGTCATCACAATCGACTTCGAGACCTACTACAGCCAGCAATTCAGTCTGTCGAAGATAACCACCGAAGAGTATGTCCGCCACGAATTGTTCGAGACCATCGGCGTTGCCGTGAAGGTGGATGAGGGTGAGACCCAGTGGTTCTCAGGTCCGAAGGCTGCGACCAAGAAGTGGCTGGACCAGTTTCCCTGGGATAATGCTGTGGCTGTCGCGCACAATGCTGTCTTCGACATGGCTATCCTTAACTGGCAGTTCGACATCCGACCCAAGCGCATAGTGGATACGTTATCTATGGCACGGGCCAAGCATGGCACAGATGGTATCAGCCTTAGTCTCAAGTCGCTGGCCGAGCACTTCGGTTTAGGTGCCAAGGGTACAGAGGTTATGAACGCGCTGGGCAAGAACCGGCTGGACTTCACCGCCGAGGAACTATCACGTTATGGTGACTACTGCATCAATGACGTCGAACTTACCTATGAGTTGTTTAAGATATTGGCTGATGGCTTCCCCACGACAGAGCTACGGCTAATCGATCTGACCCTGCGGATGTTCACGGAACCAAAGCTGACGTTGGATAAGACGGTTCTGACCGACCACTTGGCTGACGTTCAAGCCAAGAAGGAAGCCCTGATGTCGAAGCTGAACTACGACAAGGCCGATCTGATGTCGAACCCGAAGCTGGCCGACCTCCTGGAGTTTCATGGTGTCGTGGTGCCGATGAAGGTCAGCCCTGCCAATGGCAAGCAGACCTACGCTTTTGCTAAGTCGGACGAGGCGTTCAAGGAACTGCTCGAGCATGAGAACATACAGGTACAAGCCATCGTCGCTGCGCGGCTAGGCGTGAAGTCCACACTGGAAGAGACACGCACCGAACGGTTCATCAACATTGCGGATCGAGGCACACTACCTATCCCACTGCGCTACTACGCTGCCCACACTGGGCGCTGGGGCGGGGATGACAAGGTGAACATGCAGAACCTACCACGCAAGTCACCACTGAAGAAGGCGATACGCGCACCGGACGGGTACTTGCTGGTCGATTGCGATTCGTCACAGATTGAAGCGCGCACCTTGGCGTGGCTGGCTGGACAGGATGACCTTGTGGCTGCGTTCGACGCAGGTGAGGACGTGTACAAGATCATGGCGTCTGCCATCTACGGTAAGACGGTCGAGGAAATCACGGATGGCGAACGGTTTGTGGGTAAGACCACCATCCTTGGTGCAGGGTACGGCATGGGCGCTGCCAAGTTCAAGGCGCAGCTGAAGACCTTCGGTGTCGATATGGAACTGGGCGAGTGCGAGTATATCATCAATGTATATCGTGAGACCTACCCGATGATCCCGCGCCTGTGGAAGCAAGCCGGACGTGCGCTCAATGCGTTGATAGCTGGGCAGACTGCACCCTTCGGGCGTGACGGCGTATTGGTGGTGGACGCAGATGGCATCAAGCTACCCAACGGCCTGTACATCAAGTACCCACGACTAAGGACACAGGCGCAGGGTGACAGGCAGGAGATGGTCTATGATACCAAGAAGGGCCGCGCCACTATCCCTACCCGCATCTATGGCGGGAAGGCCGTCGAGAATGTCTGCCAAGCCTTAGCTCGCATCGTGATCGGCGAACAGATGTTGATGGTCGCACGGAAACTACCCGTGGTTATGACCGTTCATGATGCGGTGGGGGCACTGGTTAAGATCGATGACGCTGACGCAGGGCGGACCTTCGTCGAGCAATGCATGCGGATCAGGCCCAAGTGGGCACAAGGGTTACCGCTGAACTGCGAGAGCAAGATAGGAGCAAGCTACGGTGGATGACGAAGAATATGAATGCCCGCTTTGGTGGCAGACCCAGGTTTCTCAAAAAGAACTGGATGCGCGCATGGCGGCAGCGACAGAGCGAGCGGAAAAAGAGACCCAAGCACAGCGCGAGCGTAGAGAGATCAACCAGCGGCGGTGGGAGGAGTTTAAGGATGTACCCAACGGTCGCAACTGGGCAATCTGGAAGCGCTACAAAGCTGGGGGTGTGACCCAGAAAAAAGTTGCGGAAGAGTTTGGTGTAACCCCTGAACGCATAAGACAAGCAGTAGCCAAGATCGACCGAGGGATACGCACGGTTCTTAATCGGGGTATGGCCACAATGTGGGATACCGTGCCTGACGAATACCGCGAAGGTACGTTGGGGATTGAGTTTGTGTTTACGAACGACCTTGTTGTTAACGACCGAGAGGGTTGGAAGGGATGGGATAAAGTAGACCGCTTCGGGCGTGGGCATACGTATTTCCCGCCAACCCCCGAGTGGCGCTCACGTGACGGACTGAACGACACGCGCCCAGCTATACCTCCCCCCGTTCACACCTACTACAAAACAATTATCGAGAAGGAGCAGACAGATGAAAATTAACGACTTTGGAATACTAGGTTTTGCCGACTATCAGATCGACGAAAACTGCCACCTCTATAAGGTTGAGGTCTTTGACCGTGTGGAGGACGCTGAGAAGGGAACCCATACTACGGTAGAAGGGGCGCTTGTTACCCAAGATAGGGACTTGAGCCGCAACCCATCCAGTCGGCGGACAGGTGTAGTACTACACTTTTGGAGCGAGGTGAACGCAGCACCCGAAGACAAGTTCGTCATGTGCATATTCCAGCACAAGGGCGGCGAGTATATCGAATTCAAAACTTTAACAGAGTACGAAGGAGAATAGAGATGGAAGTTATATCAGTAGTAATAAGCGCGGCTACACTGGCCTTCTTTAGCTACCAGCTTGGTAAAGGCAGTGCGGACGTCACCATCGGACACTTCAAACGCGAGAACGAGCGGCTGAACAAGGAACTACATCTACTAACTGACCGCGACGAACGTGGGCGTTTCAAAGGGGGTAAGTAGTGCCAGTAGTAAAAAGGTCTAGGCAGTTATGGACGCCTGAAAAGGACGCAGAACTGTTGGAGTACTACAAGCACGGCCTAAGACCAGCATACATGGCGGAACAAATGGGGCGTACGATTGCCTCCGTGGAAGGCCGCTATGCAAAACTAAAGAAGTTAAACACGAAGGAGCAGTACAATGACTAAGAAGAGCAAAGCAGAAGCGATTATAAAACTGTTGAAGAAGGGCTATTCGCCCACAGAAATTACCCAGCGTATGGCGGTAAGCTACAACTACGCATGGAAGTTGAAGAAGGACTTGGAGAAAGCAGCGGGCGAAGTCATAGATGAAGCCAAACGTGTGGTAGGCACAATGGAGCGTAAGGTTGCGGGTGGTCCCGCTACGGTTGTACGACATACTGCACAAAACGAAGCTATCGCCCGTGTAGCAGCTAATCGCCACGAGGTACCCGAACATCAGCAACATCTTATTACAGAGCATGAGTGGGACGGGTATCATGAGCGCGTATGGTGCAAACATGGTATCGACCAGCTTGGTGAGATGTGTGAAGTATGTTACCCCGAAACCGTAGCTAAGCCCAAACCCGGTGAGTTTATTCAAGCTGATACTAACGTAGACGCAATCCTTAATACCCGTGCGAGTAGCTACGGTAGTTTTGCAACCCAAGCAAAAATTGCCCAGCGGTTGAAGCACGTGGCCCACACTGCGGCTGGCGAACAGGATAAAACTTTCGCTCACGACCAAGCGGAGGCATTGGATATGATATTCGGGAAGATTGCCCGTATCGTAAACGGTGACCCAAACCATATAGACAGCTGGGTGGATATAGCTGGGTATGCTACGTTAGTGTCTGACCGCTTGCAAGGTAAAGTAAGGTGACTGACCGTCGCTTTCGTGATATGGCTGCGGCTATCGAACGGGACACGGCGGGTACGGGGGTGGAGTTTGATTTCCTCCCCCACAAAAAACACCTGAAAGTCCGGTTACATATAGGCGACAAAGAACGGCTTATCGTTATGTCTAAATCTGGTAGCGACGTCAGGGCCGCTATGAACAGGGCAAGAGACATACGACATGCCGTGCGTGAGCTAACAGGAGTATAACAGTGACAGCGTGGTCCTATAGCAGCATCAAGACCTTCGATCAGTGCCCGAAGAAGTATTACCATCTGAAGGTAGCGAAAGACGTCAAAGATACTGCGGGACCAGAGGCTGACTACGGCACTCAAGCGCACGAAGCAGCCGAACACTACATCAAACACGGTACGCCAATTCCTGGCAAGTTCAAGATCATGCGCACCGTGGTTGAAACGCTGGCACAGTTTCCAGGAGAGAAGCACACTGAACTGAAGCTAGGTGTCAGGAAGACGGATACTGGCTACGAGCCATGCGGCTTCTTCGATAAGGACGTGTGGTGGCGCGGCATCGTCGATTTGCTGATAACGAACGGCAAGACTGCCCACATGGTGGACTACAAGACAGGCAAGAACGCTAAGTATGCGGACATGAAGCAGCTGGACCTGATGGCTGGCGCAGTGTTCGTGCACTACCCAGAGATAACTAAGGTGAAGTCGGGGTTGGCGTTTGTGGTGTCCAATGAGTTTCCTAACAAGACGCACACCCGCGAGCATCTGAATACGTACCTGTCCGTGTTTGATAATCAACTAGGACAGTTGGAAGATGCGATGGATAATGGTATGTGGAATGCCAAGACCAGCCCACTATGTGGGTGGTGTCCAGTTACGGGTTGTGAACATTACCGCCCTAGGAGATAGCCGTGCCGTACAAGAATAAAGCTGACCGCAAGTATACGAACGCCGTAAAATACGGGGCCCAACCGGAGCAGATAAAGAACCGAGTTGCTCGTAACGCTGCACGGCGCAAGCTTATGAAAGAAGGCAAGGTCAGCAAGGGAGACGGCAAGGATGTCGCTCACGTGAAAGCCTTCGACAAAGGCGGCGCGAATAAGAATGGGGTGCGTGTCGAGAGTGCGTCTAAGAACCGCTCCTTCAAGCGGGACAGCAAGCGCAACCTAGTGTCGGAAACCAGTACGCGGGAACGCAAGAAGAAATAACCCGCGCAAGGAGCAAACTAATGCGGATCGTTGAAGACAAAGTTCTCCTCGTGGAGACACGAGACCCTGATGCTATAATATCGACAGTAAAGAAAAGCGCCTTGATGGAGACCCATCGCGGATCGTCTAAGGTTGCTGTGCACTGGGGACTGAAGGAAGCACAAGCTTTAGCTGCCCTTGGGCATGACGCCCCTTCTCCGTTGCTGCGGGATTATCAGTGGACGGGTAAGTTCGCTCCGTTCGAGCACCAGAAAACCACATCGTCATTTCTCTCGCTCCGCAAGCGGGCATTCTGTTTCAGTGAAGCGGGCACAGGCAAGACGGCCAGCGTGATTTGGTCTGTAGACTACCTCATGAAGCTAGGTAAGGTTAAGCGCGTCCTTGTACTCTGCCCACTATCGATCATGAAGGCTGCATGGCAGCAGGACCTGTTTAAGTTTGCGATGCACCGCTCGTGCAGCGTGGCTCATGGTAGCGCAGACCAACGTAGAAAGATCATTGCCGCTGGCTCTGAGTTCGTCATCATCAACTTCGATGGGCTAGCAGTGGTCAAAGATGAGATTGCCGCAGGTGGCTTCGATATGATCGTGGTGGATGAGGCGACAGCCTATAAGAACCCACAGACAACTAGGTGGAAGATACTTAAGGACCTCATCAAAGAGATGGACCCTTGGTTGTGGATGCTCACTGGTACACCAGCCGCGCAGTCACCCGTCGATGCTTATGGACTAGCTAAGCTGGTAAACCCAGAGGGATGCCCCAAGTTCTTCGGCGCGTTCCGCGACTCGGTGATGTATAAGGTGACGCAGTTTAAGTGGGCTGTGAAGCCGCAAGCCCAGTCCATCGTGCATCGCATCTTGCAGCCAGCGATCCGGTTCGAGAAGAGCCAGTGTCTCGACTTGCCGAAGGTTACCCATGTGGACCGTGACGCGCCCCTGACGCCGCAGCAGAACAAGTACTATAAGATGCTCAAGACCCAGATGTGTATGCAGGCTGACGGCGAGCAGGTCAGCGCGGTCAATGCGGCGACTAACCTGAACAAGCTGCTACAGATCAGCGGAGGTGCGGTCTATTCGGATACTGGCGAGGTCGTGCAGTTCGACGTGAGCAACCGCATCAACGCCGTGTTGGAAGTGATTCGCGAAACTAACCGTAAGGTGTTGGTCTTTGTGCCGTTCACGCACACCATCGAGTTACTGCGTGATGTGCTAGAGAAGGAGAAGATCAGCTGCGAGGTCATCAACGGCAAGGTCAACCTCAACAAACGCAGCCAGATCGTCGCTGACTTCCAGTCGCTGCCCGACCCCCGTGTGCTTATCATCCAGCCACAAGCAGCAAGCCACGGCCTTACACTAACAGAGGCAGACACAATCATCTGGTACGCACCTGTGACCAGCGTGGAAACCTACCTACAGGCAAACGCCCGCATCGATAGGCCAGGTCAGAAGCACCCTATGACCATCGTGCACATCTCCGGCAGCGAGGTAGAATATAAGCTTTACCGTATGTTACGGGGCAACATCGAGAACCACCAAAAAATAATCGACCTCTACCGACAAGAAATTTTACAAACCGCTTGACACTGTATAATGTAAAAAGTATTACCGCCATAGGTAACGTCCCTTGCGACGGCGCTGATTACAAAAGGCGGACCTGAACAGACAGGTTAAGTGGGACGTTACCGACCAAGAAGGAGCAAACTATGACAGACATGAAAGCGGACGAGTTAGTTCTCACATACCGCAAAATACGTGATGCTATCAACGCGAAGGAAGAAGCGCACAAGGAAGAGATTGCCGATCTCAAGGCACAGCAGGACTTGCTATCTGCTGCACTTCTCGACTTGTGTAACGAGCAGAATCTGGATAGCATCCGAACCCCTGCTGGGACGGTTACACGCACGGTGAACACCCGTTACTGGACGAACGATTGGGAGTCTACGTATGAGTTCATCAAGGAGCATGATGCTTTGCACCTGCTTGAGCAACGTATCCATAACGGCAACATGAAACAATTTTTAGCAGAAAATCCCGACGATCTACCAGTCGGCCTTCAAGCCGATACCAAGTATGTCGTGCGCGTACGTAAACCCGTTTCGAAGTAAGGAGATACTACATGAGCAACCTAACAATCTTTAAGCAAGCAGGTGCGGTATCAACCGCAGCTAAACGTGAACTGTCCGACCTTGGTAAATCACTTGCCTCGGTTAGCAACAGCCGCCGCATCCAGACTAATACCAACGGCACCTTCAAACGCCTTGTGAACGGCGAGCAGATCGGCAAAGCCATCCGTGGTGAGTTCAACGCTATCATCGTGGACGCACTGCCTAAGGTCAGCCGTACCTTCTATGCTGGCAAGTACGATCCAGATGCCAAGCCAACACTGCCTGATTGCTGGTCGAACCTAGGTGACAAGCCTGAAGCAGCCGCCGGTAACCCGCAAGCTAGCAACTGTGTATCGTGCCCTAAGAATGTGTCGGGTTCAGGCGACAACGGTAAGGGTCGTGCATGTCGCTTCCAGCGCCGTATCGCTGTTGTACTTGAGGGTGATGATTCGGGTGACGTCTATCAATTCAACGTCCCAGCCAAGTCGCTCTTCGGTAAGGGCAACGGTAACGTGCATCCGTTCGAAAGCTACGTGAAGTTTTTGATTGCCAACGGCGAAAGCCCAGACGGCGTCGTGACCAACATTGCATACAACCTCGATGCTGAGACAATGCAGATACAGTTTACCCCTGTGCGCGGCGTCACCGACGAAGAGTATGCACTGGTTAAGGAAGCCCGTAACGACCCCGCGACTCGGCAGATGATCGTGCTGACGGTTGCACCGCAGAGTGAAGCAAAGGCTGCGCCGCAGGAAGAAGCCAAGCCACAGCCCAAGATCACCTACTCCGACGAACCGGATGAGGATGAAGAGGAAGAAGTCGCAGCCCCAAAGAAGCGCGCTTCTAAGACTACTGAAGAGGTTGTTATCCCGAAGAAAGACCTTGCTAATGTCCTCGCCGTTTGGGGTGATGACGACGATGAAGATGAGGACTAAGAATGTCGTACGGCTACAGCCTGAGACTTATCGAGCGGAATAACCAAGCGAACGAGAAAAAGCTGGGTGTGCAACTGGGGCGGGAGTGTATCAAACACAACGTACCTGTCGCAGTTGTCGCCAGCAGGTTTGGGGTAACCCGGCAGACGGTGTATAATTGGTTCAGTGGGGCTAGTAATCCTGCTGAACCCCTCCATGGTCTAGTTACTCACTACATCTCTACGCTTACATAGGGTTCGCCCTATGTTATCCCCCCTTTTTTCCAGGCGTTTTTGCGTCTGATGACTGGTGACTGTTGTATATGACAAACTTCGATCTTCTCCAAACTGTCCAACCCGATGGCGGCTACTTTGCTGTTGTCGGGATAAAGGAAGGCAGCTGGACTAAGCAGGAACTGGTCGCCACGCGGGAGGAGGTCGATGCCCTTACCGAGGAGTATGTGGCCGAAGGCCGTAACGTCTTCTTCGGTGTTGCTAAGTATACTACGGATGAGAACCGCACCAAGGATAACGTAGCGGGCCTAAAGTCTTTCT